CAGGTTGGCTCGGAATGTCGCATCGCCAATCGGAACTACCTTGATTTGATACTTGCCGAGGATGCCACCTTCCCATAGGGGGCGGTCATCAATTTCATCACTCATCGTTCGTCTCCTTCGAGAGGGACCGATACCATTCTCGGCCTTCGACTACATCCTTGCAGAATTTTGGCTTTCCTAGACCCTCTGCAGCCATCCAATCAAACCACTTCGGCATACAGTCGATGTAGTCGTCATCTGCCCTGAGAGGGGCAAAAGGCACCCCATAGGCGTGCGCCACAATCGCAGCGTGCATTGAGCCTGCCAATACAAAGCGAGCGCCGGAAATCTTCTGGACAAACTCAATAATGTCTTCTTTTGTCTCGACTACAGGCGAGAAAACAGCGTCTGCTTTGAGTTCAAAGATTGATTGCTGGTTGTAGTCCGACGGGTCTGCGATGTGACGGACCACGATGGCAAGGGCGTTCGGGGCACCCTTCGGAACAAACTCGGGAAGTTGGTACGCCGGGTCGTGCGTCACCTCAACTTCGACTCCGTGTCGAGCGAGCTCTCTCTGCGTGTAAGGCCCACGACAACCAATAAATTTGCTTTGTTGGATGAGGTCCGGCTGAATCATCTCGCCACGCCAACCACAGTTGATGAACACCGGAGTCAGGTCTTGAGCGAGAGCAGCGATGATGTGCCTTGTAGAAATCACGCTACCGATGGGGAAATACAGGTGCTCCGTGTCTTCGGCAAAGTCTTTATAGACCCCCTCTGGAAGTAGGACTTCATAGAGGGCGTCTCCGAAATTACGGGTAACCCCGTCCATCTTCCATTCGTGAATCACTGACTTAGATTACCGTTTCTGTTTTAGCTGCTGGGGGAAGGATTAGGAAAAAGTGTCATCCAGTAGCACTGCTGATAGCACGGCGATATCTGGGTCAACGGTAAGACTCAAATTCTCGTCTGAAATCATCTTGTAGATTTCCCCGTCAGGACTAACGTGCACAACAGACCCTGAGTGGCCTATCCCAATCTGAGGAGCCCCGGGAATCAGAATGGCAGCAACTGTTGCGTGTTGCTCAACGTGCAATACACCCCCACCCAGTGAAAAGAGCCCAAACGAGTCTTTTGTGACTTTTTCAGGTTCTTTGCGAATAAGCGGAATTTCAACTTCCGCTTGTTTTTGAGTATTTAAGGGGTCATCGAGCAAAGCAAAGAAAACTGGCCTTTGGAACAGGGGTTCCATGTGGTCTATTACATATTTAGTTATTGCTACCGAGGATTGAGCCCATTCAAAGGCAGACTTCGGCTTTCGGCCCATTATGGAAAATCCCCACATGAAGTCCTCAAACCTCTGGGGGACAATCCGAATATCCTCGGCATCCATCACTCCATTATAGTCCGCCTCGAATAAGGCTTTTAGCGGAATGGGAGCCCGAAAAATCAGGTTTCGATGTCTTTGGCTACTTGCTCAGTAATTTCCAATTCGTTCGCCAACCAAAGTCTGTAATCCTCAAGCAACTTGAGCTGACCCTTCAAACCATTGATGTTCTCTTCGGTCTGTCGAAGCGCAGTTCGCAGATACCTGCGGTGTTGCTCGGCCTTGAGGTCCGTACCTTCAATCATGCAACCATGTTAGTTCTTTTTCTTGCGCCGTTTCAATACCTTGGGTTGTACGTCTGCCGGTGCTGCAACTTTCCAGTCCGGTAACGGAGGCTTGGGCTTGCCAACGTGGCACTCGCACCCACACTCAACGATGGTGTCATCCCAGTTGCGGTAGTGGACCCGACAGCCTTCGTCGTGTCCGTCTAGACACCAACCAAACTTTCTAGTCATTGCGCAAACTCTATTACACGACTAGGATTTTGTCTAAGAACGGAAAGTGAGCCCGAAAAATGACATTTCAGGACATTATTATTGATTTGGAGATGCTGGCGCTGATTCACGAATCAGAAGGTCACCCCATCAAAGCCAAGGCAATCAGAGACGCAATCTCATACTTGAACACTAGAAACGAACACCAAAAGCTTTTTTCTAGCTAAAGTTCTTTCTATTCCAGAAGTGGTTTCTGTAACCATTCCTCATCTGGGAACGAAGAGCGTCCATTTGCTCTGAAGCAACGGGTCCGGCGGTTTCGTAGTCGCTTACGGTTGTGTGCTCCCACACTTCTCTTTTGAATGGGATGACCTGAGCGATTGGGGTACCTGCGGGGATAATCCCACGCCACTCGGGGTCGTTTAGGACAAACGGTAGCCCGACCGGGAGGTTGAACGTGTCTGTGTCAACCACCCCATCAAAGAGCGTAAATGGCAGGTCGTGGTGCGATGGCGTCTTAAATAGACACGAATAACCTTCTGGAGTTTTGATTCCAAAAGTGTTTTGGAACTTCGGTACTCGGGTCCACCCCTCGGGAAACATCGGGTGGGTCCCGATTTGCTCTTTAGGGTGGTAGTCAATAAAAGGAACGAACGCTGGTTCGAACCACAAGTCCCCATCATGCTCTTCAACCGAGATGTCCGTTGGTAGGAACAAAACGTATCCGGTAATCATGGAGTCAAGAATCGGTACACAGCGCTTACCAGTCGAACCAGCCTCCCCCTGAGCCTCTAACTCCTCTGCACGTTCTCGGTAGGAGGGCATAGAACGCCACCACTCAGGCAAAACGTCCTTGGCGGGCTTGGGATAGAACTTTTCCTCCACAAGCTCCGAAAACTCAAAAAACTCAACCTTCATATTTTCATCGTAGTCGTCTTTTGCTGATTACGGAATGGGAGCCCGAAAAGTTTAGTTTTGGTGTTTTTGGTAGTCCAGTTTTGGTGTTTTTGGTGTTTCTATGATACTTTGGTAGTCCAATGACGGAAGGACCGAAATGGAAGAAACGACATACACCCCAACCCCAGAAATGTTGGCACTTGTCAACAAGCGGAAAGAGCTTCGACAAGAGCGTCAGAACATCAGGAACCACATCGAGTACCTGCAGAAGAAGGTGGAACGGACTACTGGCAAGATAGAAATGGTCCAAGAGTCCATGGACGAACTCAGAATGAAAGAAAATCCCGACCTAAACACCCTTCCCGGGTTAGAATTCGATGAGGGAGAAGACGGATAACGGAACGGGAGCCCGAAAAGTTGGATTTTGCAACCCCTGTACAGGATGACCAATACATCTTTGATGTCTTAGAGAGCATTGGAGGAGGTCCTCGGGTCGGTTTGACCGCCTCGTGCTTCGACCTCCTCCACGCAGGGCATGTCCTCATGCTTGAGGAAGCAAAGTCGATGTGCGACTACCTCATCGCTGCTTTGCAGACCGACCCGTCAATTGACCGGCCCAAGGAGAAGCGGAAACCATTCCAATCTCTGGTCGAGCGACAGATTCAACTCTCAGCGGTCAAGTATGTAGATGAAATCATCGTTTACGAGACGGAGGAAGACCTTCTCAACATCCTCAAGACCCGTCGTCCCGACATCCGAATCATCGGTGAGGAGTACATGGGTCAGGACTTCACGGGGAAAGACTGGTGCGAGAAGCACGGGATTGACATTTACTACAACTCTCGAACCCACCCTTACTCCAGCACCGAACTGGTCCAGCGCATCCAAGGCAAATAACGGAACGGGAGCCCGGAAAAATGGATTCTGAGACACGACGGTCGCAGAACGAGATTGCTCGTCACCTGCAGAAGATTGCCGAACAGCTTGAAAGGCAGAACAACCTTCTGGAACAGGTTGTCAAAGCCATGAAAGAGCGCTAATTGTACGAAAATCGCTCCTAGCGTACAATATCTGAACATTATAAACCCCCTAGATGCTGTACAACTTTGAGTCTAAGTCTGTATACTGAAATCCCCAGAAACAAAGGGGAGGAGACGCATGGACATCACACTTGACTGGTACGAGTACTCAATGGCTGCCGAAGTCGGCCTTCGTCGGAGTTTGGAGTCCAAGCGTGCAGGTTTAGAGGATGCTCACGGTTTAGTGACCCTCGGATGGAGCGAAAGCATCGAAGGTGCCATCGGAGAACTGGTCGTAGCCAAGGCTCTCAACATCTACTGGGACGGAAGCGTCAATACCTTCAAGGCACCCGACTTTCCGCCCAACATCCAAGTTCGGACCCGTCCCCACCCGGAACATGCCCTCATCGTGCGTCCAGTTGACGACCCTTTCGATATTTTCGTTTTGGTCACAGGTAAGTGCCCCAGCTATACCGTTCGGGGGTTTATCCATGGCTACGACGCTCGGGACCCCGAATGGCTACACAACGAGGGCATCGGCTTCCGTCCAGATGCGTACTTTGTTCCTCAGTGGGCTCTCAAGCCCATTGAGAACCTCAAGGAGGTTGCACTCGCCATCTCCGATTCATATAATAAGGAAACCTAAGGAGGTAATGACATGAGTTGGACTACACCGTTTGAGTGGGCGTTCCAGATTGCTATGTGGGGGATTGGTATTTTCCTTCTGGCAACGTTGGTCGCTTTTCTGATTCTTGTTCTCTATGCGCTAGGCAAGGCGTTCACCGTGGCATTCAAGAATGTCCGTGGGAACATCGAGGACAAGAAGAAGCCAAATCTCACCGCAGTCGAGTAATCAGTGGGTAGCCCGAACAGGGAGCCTCAACCGGGGAATCCAGAACGGATTTCTCTTTTGAAGTTCGAGTCTTCTGGTTTTAGCGATGATGGCACGGTTCTGATAACAGCGACTTTTCGGTACGACCCGTGGTGTTGCAATGAGAGCCACGAAGTTGTTGATGGGATAAACGCTCTATCCAGAGCAATCGAGCAGTCTTACGAGTCTGAGCAGTCAGAACGACTCGCAAGACTTGAAGACGAGTACAGAGGGATTCTAAATAGTGACCAAGATTCGGTTTAAGTCCGATGTCGATGTCGAGCTGGTCAAGTGCAGTGCCGAAGACATGGATGTCGTCTTTTCCGCTCGGGTAAGCACTGAGGGGGAGCGCACTCTTGACTTCGCAGGACTTGAGAACAACGAGCTTCCACAAAAAGACAAAGGTCTCATCAACTTTCTGATGAGGGAGCGCCACGGGACTCCGTTTGAGCACTCCTACTTCACCTTCTACGTCAACGCACCTATCTTCGTCTGGCGTGAGCACATGCGTCATCGCATCGCTTCCTACAACGAAGAGTCAGGTCGCTATCGGCAGTTGGACCCTGTGTTCTACATGCCAGACCGTCAGCGGAAGTTGGTTCAGACAGGCAAGACGGGTGCATACATCTTTGAAGACGGGGATGACTTTCAGTACGCCATGACCATCCAGAAGGTTCGTCAAAGTTGCGAGACTGCATACACGAACTACGAAAACATTCTCTCTACTGGTGTAGCCCGTGAAGTTGCTCGGGTAGTTCTCCCTGTCAGCATCTACTCGTCTGCCTACGTCACGATGAACGCTAGAGCTTTGATGAACTTCCTCTCACTACGTCGGATTGCCGAAGGTTCTCACTTCCCTTCTTACCCCCAACGGGAGATTGAGATGGTGGCAGAGAGGTATGAGGAAATCTTTGAGTATCACATGCCCGTTACTCACGCTGCTTTTGTAAAGAACGGCAGAGTTGCACCGTGAGCGTTCAGTATGCGCAGGGGTACTTGCAGGGATTAAAAGACACCACTTGGAAGTGTTTTGACTGCGGCAACACTTACGAGAGTTCAGTAGAGGAGTGCCCAAACCTATTGATTGACGAGGCAGAGGCAAAGCTTCGATACGAAAAGAACAGGACCGACAATGAGTGAGGGAATCGCTTACTGCTACGCACGAGTTTCTACTCAGATGCAAGCAGAAGATGGAATCAGTTTGGGGGCACAAGAAAAGCAGTTGATTGCAGCTGCTGAGGCTGCTGGTTATGAAGCAGTCATCCTTCGTGAAGAGGGTCGCTCAGGTAAGAACATCACCGGTAGACCGGTACTTACAAAAGCACTTTCTGAACTAGACGAAGGCAAGGCGCAAGCACTTTACGTAACCCGCCTTGACCGACTTGCCCGTTCAACCCGTGACTTCCTCAGCATCGTTGACCGTTCACATAAAAACGGATGGCGTTTATCAATGCTCGACCTCGGGCTCGACACCGCTACTTATCAAGGTCGGTTTGTTGTGACTGTCATGTCTGCCATGGCAGAGATGGAACGAGGCATGATTTCCCTGCGCCAAAAGGATGTTCACAAGGACAGACGGGACTCGGGGAAGGTTTGGGGCGTTGATGTTGGTCCCAAGTCAAAGGTGTCAGAAGAAACTAAGCAAATGATTTACGACAGACGGCAAGCAGGTGTCTCGTACAAGTCAATTGCGGACGAACTGAACGCTCATAAAGTTCAGACATCGCAGGGGGGAAAGCAGTGGTATCCCTCGACTGTTTCTAGTGTTTACGCTGCTATCTGCAGGGAAATCGACGCTACAAAGAAATAATAAAATGTAACTAGCCGCACTCTGCCCATGTGAGTGCGCAGGGGCTAGTTATGGTACGTCGGCATCTCTATATTTATAAACGCCGACTTCTGTCGTACCTATTTTCGACTGCTGCAGGGTCGATTATAATTTTCGTGTACGGAGTTCTTTCTCCTACAACTGCATATGCCGCTGACTCCCCAGCAGAGGAGGTTCAACTCGAACAAGAACCCAGTATCCAAGATTCCAGTCCGGATGCGTCTGAGGAGGTGGTCCAAGATGCGGCATCGCTTGAGTCAACGCAAGACTCTCTCGGTGATGTTGCAACCGCAGCAGCAGCAGCGGAATCTGATATTCAATCCACAAATGAGTCTTTGCAGGAGGTTGTCAACCTAGAGCAAACAATTACGTCAACTGACGAAACCGCCGAGGCGATTGCTAGTGCAACTCAGGATGTGGAAAGCGCAGAGGCTTCGATTGCAGTAGTCAACGAAGCAATCCAAAACGCCGAAACTGCACTCTCAGACTGGGAGCAATCAATATCAGATGTTGAGTCACAACAAGCGGTTGTAGCAGACAAGCAAACAGTTCTAGAAGAAGCTGAGTCTGCACTAGCAAACGCCGAGGCTGATTACCCCGTAGAGACGACAGTGACGGAGGACTTCGAGGACGAAGACCTTTCAGATTCAGAAATTGTTATCACCGTTGGTGATACACCAGTTTCATCTTCTCCGGTCGCAGGTGTGTCAATCGTAGACATTCCGGATGACGACCCTTTCGTAGACAACGGCTTCACGCTCAACCTAGAAGAAGCAACTGATGATGTCTACATCTACATGCCAGAGAGCATCAGGGTTTATGAAGTTGGGTTCGATGTTTTTGCCAAAAACGGCGACGAGCCTTACTTAGTAATCGAGTACGACGCAGAAGGAACAACTTCTGTTGTAGAAAACACCCTCCCCGACTACAGCACCGCTGAGCCCAAAGAAGGCACTGGTGGCATCGGGTATGTCGTTAGTTACACAGCAACTGAGGGTTTGTCGATTGGGTACTTGAAAATCCCAGCCACTCCAGAATACGACTGGTATACCCTCGACAACTTTTACTACAAGTATTTTGATTACATCATCAACCCTTCCTACCAACAGGAGGTTGACGATGCAACAGCCAATCTTGGGTCCGCCCAAACTGACTTGACCAGCTATGAAGAAGTTCAGTCAGCCAATCAATCTTTGGCTTTGGAAGCGTTGGAGACAGCACAGAGCGCAGAGTCTTCAATGCAAGAAGCCATTAGCGCAGCGCAAACTTCAGTTGCTACGGCAAGTTCTGTCGTTCAGGAAGAAGTAGAAAATCAAACTCCAGAGCCAGAACCTGAGCCTAAACCTAGTTCCCCAGCTCCTGCTCCCACCCCGGAGGTAGAACCTCAACCGACTCCTCAACCTGAGCCAACCCCCGAGCCTGCTCCTGAGCCCGAGCCTGCTCCTGAGCCCGAGCCCGAGCCCGTCGCCCCCGAACCCGAACCTGAGCCTGAGCCTGTTCCCGAACCTGAGCCTGAAGTTGTTGACCCTCCTGCTGAAGAGCCCGTAGCTCAGCCTGTTCCTGAGCCTCAACCTGAAGCATCCTCTGAAACCCCAGAACCAGAGATATCAGAGCCAGACCAAGAAGAACCCCAGCCAGAGTCAACACCAGACCCAGAACCACCCAAAGAATCTTCACAAGATAATTTTGACACAATAATAGAAGAGCCAGAGCCCACTCTTGAGCGTGTCGCTGAAGAATTGATGGCTGACGGTGAGCTGACTGAAGAAGAAAAAGAAGTTGTTGTCGAGTTGCTGGTCGAGACAGCTGCGAAGTCCGGCACAGTTATCACATCCGATAATCTTGAGGAACTCGGTCTCGACTACTCAGACCTCCCGGATGAAACGCCGGTTGAGGTCAGAACAGACTCGTCTGGAAACCCAGTTGTTATATCGGCAGAAGTTGCTGAGTCTTTAGAAGTTTTTGATGACCCCGGGAAGCTTCTCACCGAAGCTTTTACTGACCCCGGAAAAGTTTTGACCTCTTTCTCCTCAATCGGTATGGACATGACCGAAGAGGAGCGGGAGGAGTCCCAAGAAGTCGTGGTTGCCGCAGTCATTGTGGCTCAAGTTGCTCAAGTGGCTTCTCTGGCAACCGGACTCGCTGGTGGAGGCGCACCTCCAGCACCGCCAACCCCAAAGACCCCGAGTGGAAGCGGTGGCGCACCCGCCTCTGACTCCCCAAAATCTAGAAGGAATAAGAAATGAAAAAATTCATTAGAGGCTTTATAAAAGACATGTTGGACCAAGTGTGGACTCTGCTAGGAATGTTTATCGCATGGTTCGTGCTAGATGGCTCTGCTAGAACGGTCGTTGGCTGGGCTATTTTGTGGTCTCTGTTGGTCTGGATGGGTACATATCCCTTCCGTTCTAAGCATTCTGACGATTAGTACTAAATGTCCGACTTTGGGTTGGATATTTTGCAGAGGTGTGATAGATTTTTCTTCCTAGGGACAGGCGTTGGACTAAAGACATAAATGGAGAGATAAATGAGCCAAGAGCTCGTAGAAGAATACGCTGCCAAGATTGAGCCAATCTTGCCACTGGCAAAGAAGGCTTACGGTCGGCGCAACCAAGACACACCTGCCCACCGAGCAAGTAAGCAGTACACCGACCTCCTCAAGGAGTTTCAGGAGAAGGGCGGAAGTCTTCCTAAGCTCGCTGAGCGCATCAATGTCGCCTACGCAGGTGTTCGCCGCCGTGTTGCAATGAGCAATGTTGTTGTCAGCGAATACAAGCCAAAGATTCGCCTCAAGGAACAAAACATTGAGGCCGCTGCTGAGCGTGTTCGCTCTGCCAAGGAAAAGGGAACTGACCTTTATCACGACCAACTTCGGTCGGAGTACATGTCTGGCATCTCGCTTTCCAACTTGGCAAAGCACATGGGTCTCAGTTCCGCTGCTCCGCTCTATTATGGAGTGCAGAGGAGTCTTCAGCGTCAGACTAGGTAAGGCAGGTTTTCCCTATGGGTAAGAGTTTGATGGAACAAATAGCCCTCTTACCCGAGGACGAGAAGCAGCAGGTCCTTGCTGGTCTAGACATGGACAGTCTCGTTTGGGACTGGTCTGCATGGGCCAGACCCGAACAAAGACCCCCCGATAACACCAACTGGAGTATCTGGTTATACCTAGCTGGTCGTGGTGCGGGCAAGACGAGGAGCGCAGCGGAGTGGATTCGAGAGAAGGCTAAGGATACTTCTCAAGGTCAACTTCGCTTCGCCCTCGTCGCCCGTACCGCAGCAGACGTTCGTGACGTTGTAGTTGAGGGTGAGTCAGGTGTTATGAACATCTGCCCACCATCTGAAAGACCACACTATGAGCCATCTAAAAGAAGGCTCACATGGCCTAACGGGAACACAGCCACTCTTTTGACCGCTGATGAGCCAGATGGTCTTCGTGGTATTCAGGCTCACTACGCTTGGGCCGACGAGTTGGCTGCTTGGCGTCAAACTCCCGATGCTGCTGGCATGACTTCGTGGGACAACCTTCGAGTTGCGACTCGACTCGGGTCAAACCCACAAATTATTGCGACCACGACTCCAAAACGAGTTCCAGTTCTGTACTCGTTGATTGAAGAATCGAAAAAAGGTCGAGTTGTTATCTCGAAAGGTTCAACTCTAGACAACGCTGGCAACTTGTCGAACACATACTTGCAAGCCATTACCGGAGTGTATGAGGGAACCCGTCTTGCTCAGCAGGAGCTTTACGGTGAAATGCTTGATGACGTTGAGGGCGCTCTTTGGACAATCGAAATGATTGAAGCAGCCAGAGAAATGATTCTCCCTCCGAGCACGCCACTTCGTTGTATTGGGGTTGACCCATCAGTTGCAGAAAATCCACGAGACGAGTGCGGCATCGTTGTTTGCGCTTCCACTGCCGACCGAGACCTCTACAAGCGACATGCTTGGGTTCTTGAGGATGCAACTATCCACGGTTCTCCGGAGGTGTGGGCCAACAAAGTTGTTGAGATGGCTCGACGTTGGGGTTGCCCAGTTGTAGCCGAAGTCAATCAAGGTGGAGCACTAGTTCGTAACGCAATCAATGCGATTGACCCCAATGTAAAAGTTTTAGAAGTTCACTCAAAACACGGGAAAGCTTTGCGAGCAGAGCCTGTTGTTCTTGCCTACGAGCAGAGCAGGGTCCACCACGTTAACTACCTTCCAGACCTTGAGTCTCAGATGACAGCATGGATTCCGGGAGAAACCAAAAACTCACCTGACCGAGTAGACGCTTTGGTCCATGCAATGACTGCCTTGCTTATCAAACCACCGTCAGGTTTCTCTGGAGGAAAGTTGAAGGCAAAATCTCCAGCAGCCAGACGGCTCCCCTCACATCGGGGTATGCAGGGTGGTGGCGGAAGAGTGTTTACCGTTCGCTAATTATCTAGCTAGGTTGCTGGCTGAGTACCAGTCAACTTCTGTAGAGACAGATACAGACCTCATCACGATTTTTCTTCCGTGGACTTCTGCCTTTGCTCCAAGACCTTCTACCTTTAGGTTTCGGTCAACTAGCTTTCTGTGAAAAGCAATCTGAGTCATTGCTTTCTCTCCACGGTCTTCTGACCACTTTCGATAGAGACCGTATAGAGATTTGACCGGAGTCTTCTCCCCCTCAACTTCTTCTGTCTCTTCTGATAAGAAAATTCCGATTCGGTCTTCGTTCTTTCGATAGACCTCTGCTGCTTCTGCCACGACCTTGCACCAACCGAGCGCATCTTTAGAAGTCGAGTTGAGAATCTGCATTGCTCCTTCGACCGCCCAAGCAAGAACTGCAGGGAGTGCACCCTCCGGGTCAAAGATGTAGTCCTTGAGGTCGGGGTCTGGCTCTTCTGGAACTCGAAGGAATGGGATAGGTCGGATGCGTCGCCACATAGCGTCATCGGTGATGATGGGTCGGTGGTTAGTCGAGACCCACAGTTTCGCTTGCGACTGGAACGTGAACGGTTGTTCACCCGGAGAACGTGCTGAGATTTCGGAGGAACCCGTCAGCTTCTTGACCGAGTTTTCTTTGAGTCGCTCAGAGTCTGGTAGCTCGTCCACCCAAACAACACGACGACCACGCAATTGAGCCCAGTGGTAAAGGTCGGAACCGCTTGCCTGACCGTCTCCTTGAGCAAGAATGCTTGAGTCAAGAGGCCATGCGTACTGCTGTGTGCCTAGTGCTTTTACAAGAGCCTCAACAAAAGTGTTTTTACCAGAACCCGCAGGTCCATAAACCAAGAACATCAAGTCATACTTGCTCGAACCAGTCAACGAATAACCGGCTGCTCTCTGTAGCCAACCTTGGAATTCTTTATCTCCACCAGTTGCAAAGTTAAGGAACTCTTCCCATCTGGCGTTCCTGTGACCTGCGGTGTAAGCAACAGGAGCACGACGAGTGATGTACAAGTCCGGACGACCCTTGAGAAGTTCTCCGGTTTTGAGATTGATTACCCCGTTGGCAACACCCAAAAGGTTTTGGTCTTTATCCCAGCCTTCGACAGATACCTCAACACGAGGGTCTGACTTTGCGCTCTCAATCGCTCCATGAAGTCTGGCGTTGGAACGAGATTGATGAGCCCACCTAATCACATCGGTCTGCTGCGATTCGGGATAGCTACCTACGTCAGTCGAGATGATTGACCCCAACCTCTTGGCTAGTTCTTGAACTTCGAGGTCTTCACGGTCTGGCTTCCAGTAACCCTCTTTCCAAACGAACCAACCGAGACCTGTGGTGTATCGAATACCCGTACCAAAAACATCGACAAGACGACGACCGTTACCGGTGTCCGACAGCGAGCGTCGTCTTTCGTCCCCACCATCCTGAGGGCTCAGAGAATCCGGGTCTTTAGGGATATCCATGTTGGAAATGCTTGCTGCATCCGAAATGGAATCTCCATCTTCAATAGAAGCGAGAATGGCTTCTTTGCCATAACGCATTGCGCCTTCACCTTGCACTGGAGCGACAACTCCAGTCATAGCCTTAGGTTGCTCGTCGGGAGAGAGGCTTTTTGCTTGCTTCTGCATCCACTCGGCTGTCTCCGGAGAGATGATGCCAACCTTCGGGTTATCTGCAACAAAGTCGATAGCACGGTGAACGTGATGGAGAAGACCGTTGGTTCCCTCGATGTGAAGCGGTGGACGCACCTTCTCGGTGTTGAAACGAATCATCATCGTCTCAATCATCTGCCGAGCCATGGGGTCGGTCCCGTACTTGTTCGCCAAAGAGCAGGTGGCCTTGTAGATGTCTACGGCACGGGAGCCTTCATCAATGCCCTCTTCAAGAATCTTGTCAACATCTACTGTTGGCTCGTAGTCCAACCAGTCCCAGTTGCCCTCATCAAGAGTGAAACTGGTCTTGCGAGCTCGCTTGCGAAGAACGGCGAGGAGTTCCTCGGGAGCCTCTGCCATTTCCATCTCCCATGGAGCGTGACCCTCAACCCACTCGTAGTCCACTCCGGAGAAGTGCTTGCTCGGGGCAATCAGCACATAACCGTTGTGCTTGATGTCAATACCCTTGAGCCCCATCTTCGTGAGGTTGCCAACCAGACCTTCTGAGTTGTCGCATCGGTAGAAGATGTGACGACCCCGCTGGGGCTGACCGTTGTCTCCGGTGTAGGTTCCGGTAATCGCTTCGATGGTTGGAGGGAGTGCTCCTTCGACCATCTCTTCAAACTTTTGGAAAGACTGAGGACCACCCGAACGGGGGTCAATGTCAATGACGAAGAACCCGGACTTGGAGCAGTGAACTCCTACGTTGTAGTTGGGGTCTGTCTCCCACCACTTTGTGATAGTTGAAAGGTCGCTAGTGGATTGAATGTTCCACTCGGACAGGGCGGGGTGCTTACCTACCTCTTTAGGCTCGCCGTGAGCTTTGTCACAGGTACACCTTCCCCCCACGATTCCGTAGCAGGGCAGGATGTTCCAGTCGATGCTCCCATAGAACGCTGCTGCTTTGGCTTGCCTCGTCGTTTCGTCGTTAGACACCTACACCTCGATTCCTCTAGAAAGAACAGTACCGCTAGTCCGTCTAGCCAGTCAAGGGTCTTACAGAACGGAGTAGAAGTCTTCCGACTATACACCTATCGACACCTTCCGTGTCGGACTCGCTAGAAGAAAAGTAATATAAACTAGTTCAGTATTCGCAGAGACAAGACCAGTCGAGTAGCTAGGAAGGTTATATGTCTCTCATCACGCTCATGGCAGCCGCCGCCGATGAGACCGGTAATTGGTGGGAACCCGGTACGCCAAACTTTCTTGACGTTGGCGACGTTGCTGCCGTGATAGGTCTTGCTATCACCGTCGGAGGTCTCATCTTCGGAGTCACTAAGTGGTGGATGAAACTGATGCGAACCATGATGCGTGAAGAAATCGAAGTCGCAACTGAGCCAATCCATCCAAATTCAAATGGCGGACTTAGCCTTGCAGATGTTGCAAGAAGGACTGAAGCTCTTGATGAAGAGATGAAGTCGATGGGCAGGAAGGTAGACCGTCTCAGCAAGTCGGTAAATGAATCCAACACATTGCTGATTAGGTTCCTGAACGAGACTTCCGGGTCGGCGGAGTTCGACAAAGTGATGAAGCAAGACGAAGCAAAAAAAGCATCAAGCCCGAGGCGCTCCCGGTCCACAGATAAGTAATTTGTATCATACCTCCGGTTCCTGACCGTTTTCGGGCACTTTTTTCGACACGCCGTTCAGCGTTTATCTCTTGATATCCCCCTACGCCTAGCCCTCTGGTGCTAATGTTACTGCTGATGTAATCAATGGTCTTACATAGAGACTTTCGATTACGGTAGGACAAAAGGTGACTGGAGGAAATCTTGAGTCTCGCAGACAAATTAAAAAACGCACAACGAAGTGAAACTGGTCTCCCTTGCGGGGTAGCAAAGCTGCTCTCTGAGGTTGAGGGAGAAGATAAGGAAGCCCTAGAGCTGGTGTTTAAATCACGCTCTGTCTCGGGCACCATTTCCAATCGACAGATTCACGACATTCTTCTGGGTGAAGGACACGACATCTCGTATTCTTCGATTGCTCTTCACCGTAGGCAGCAGTGCCGTTGCTTTGTCGGGAAGAACAGCCAGATTCGACAAGAGTTGAGCGGAAAGGTCTGATATGTCGGAGCTCACAGACCGCTTAGCGGCTTTGGTATCACCGGGGCCAAGCGGCTCTGATGTGAAAGCTCTCAATACCCCCGAATCTTGGAAGCCTCGACTTGAGGTTGACCCAGACGGCGGGTATCTCATTTCTACTCCTCGACCAGCCGGGGAAATCCCCGATGCGGAACAACTCCTTCACGAGTTTGACTTAGACCCAATGATGTGGTCAATCACATCGCTTCGCAAGTCAAGATGGCAAAACCACGCTGGTGAATGGCTTGAGGCATACCGAGCCAGCCTTGCTCCGGTTCAACCAGAGAACACCGAGCTGGATTTTGACTTGGAACAACTTATCCACGAAGTTTCGAAGTGGAGACCGTCAAAAGGCCAGAAAAAGCAGACAGGAGAACTGGCTTACGTCTTTGTGCCAAGCGACCAGCAGATTGGTAAGAAGCAGGGAGATGATGGCACTGAGACCACCATCTCCCGTTTGCTTTCTATGACCGACGAGGCAGTTCAAAGGCTTAAAGACCTCAGAAAAATCGGAAGAAGCATCGGCACGGTAGTCATTGCACTGCCCGGAGACCATGTAGAAGGTAATACTTCTCAGGGGGGCAAGCTTCAGAGCCCAGCGGCATCAGATTTGGGCCTTACGGAACAAACCCGGGTGGCTAGAAGGCTGTTGCTCGCTCAAATCAAGGCTTTTGCACCTCTCTGCGACCGTCTTGTTGTCCCCGTGGTCAACGGAAACCACGATGAAGTGACTAGACAAGTCCATGCTGACCCATCAGATGGGTGGAATGTCGAGATTGCTTCTGCAGTTCAAGACGCCTGTGCAGAGAACGAAAATCTTTCACATGTTGAGTTCAGGTTCCCCGAAAAGTCACATCAAACCCTTGCTGTAGATGTTTGCGGAACCATGTTGGGGCTCTTTCACGGTCATCAGACTGGTTCAAACGTGATGAAGTATCTGCAAGAGCAATCAGCAGGTCAAACTGCCTTGGGGCTCTGCGATGTGTGGATTTCTGGTCACTACCACAACTTCAAATGCATGGATATTGGAGAACGTCTATGGCTTCAAGCCCCCACAACAGATGTCGGGAGTGCTTGGTTTAGGGACCGTCATGGTCTTGAATCGCCTCCGGGCATCCTAACAATGGTGATAGGAGAGGGCTATAATCCAAGAAAGGATATTAGCGTTATTTCGGGCACTCGTTAGG